TGGTTTAGCTAAATCTGCTACTTCGATTCTTAGACAGTTAGTAGATGCTGGTACGTTATCTAACTTGCCTGGTGGTTTAAAGTCTAGAGGCTTAAGAATTAAAGGGGATGATACTCCTATAATGCCTGGAGAATTTAGAGATGTGGATGTTCCTGGCGGTGCTATTAGAGACAATATAACCTTCTTACCGTACAAAGAACCGTCTAATGTTTTATATAATTTATTAGGCACCATTGTTGAAGAAGGTAAAAGGTTTGCCAGCATATCTGACATGAAGATATCTGATATGAATAATCAGGCACCTGTTGGAACAACTCTAGCTCTTATAGAAAGAAATATGAAAGTTATGTCTGCGGTACAAGCAAGGCTACACGCAGCCATGAAAAAAGAATTTGAATTGTTAGTTGGCATCATACAAGACTTTGGTAATCCTTCTTATCCTTATGAAACAGATGATGAAGAAGCCATAGCAGCCAGCGACTTTGATAAAAGAATAGACGTACTACCTACATCTGATCCTAATGCATCAACAATGGCACAAAGGATAATGCAGTATCAATCTGCTTTACAATTAGCAGCATCTGCACCTCAGATGTACGATATGAAACAATTACACAGGCAAATGCTTGAAGTATTGGGTATCCCTAATGCAGATAATATAATACCTTCTAACAAGGAGATACCGCCTGTTGACCCTGTATCTGCAGTACAAAACTTAATAAACAATATTCCTGTTAAGGCATACGATTTCCAAGACCACGATGCACATATACAAACGGTAGGAGCAGCACAAGATAATCCAGAAGTTATTTCTCTCCTAGAAAAATCTCCAAATGCAGCTCAGATATCTGCTGCTGCTTCTGCTTATGTAAATGATCATCTGACTATGAAGTTTAGAAAAGAAGTTGAAACTGAACTAGGTGTAGAACTACCGCCTATGGGACAACCTCTACCGCCAGATGTTGAGAAACGTATTTCTGAATTAGTGGCTGAAGCTGCTACTAGAGTATCAGATTCTGCTAGAAGAGAAGCACAGCAACAAAGAATTGCAGAGCAAATGCAAGACCCATTGATACAACAGAAAGCTGCTGAGATAGAAATTAAGAAAGCTGACGTACAACGTAAAGCAATAGCAGATACTGCGAGAATAAATCTTAATGCTCAAAGACAGGCAGAACAAATTGAGATAGAAAAAGAAAGATTAGCTACTCAAAGAGAGCTTGCGGGTGCTGAACTTGGACAGAAGATCGCTAGCGATTTGCTAGAAGCAGAACGTGAAAGCGAAAAGCAAGCACGTGAAGACTACGAAAAAGGACTTGACATTGGTATCCAAATCGCTAAAGATATAGATACGAATGATAAATGATATCCAAGAGCTATCACTTTCAGAGTTTCTGAAGAAGAGGCTTAGAGATATTATGAATGACAAAGCTGATTTTTTAGCTACAGGAGATTGTAATAGTTTTCCTGAATATAAAAAAATTAGTGGCGTTATCGAGGGATTAGCCCTTGCAGAACGTGAAATGTTAGATTGGATAGATCAGCATCAGCGTGAATAGGAACTCGACTCCTTAAGTCGTGCAACATTATGAGTGAACAAGAAATAGAAATAGAAGCAATAGATAAACCAGAAACTGAAGAAGAAATTAAAAGTCAGTTGCCTGATCCTCTAGGGTGGAAAGTTCTTGTTGCTATGCCCGAAGCAGAAGAAAAAACTGATGGTGGTATTATAAAAGCTACACAAACTATTAAAGATGAAGAAGTCAGCAATATGTGTGGTTATGTTCTTAAATTAGGTCCTGATGCTTATCAAGATACAAATAGATTTCCTAGCGGTCCCTGGTGTAATGAAGGAGATTGGGTAGTGTTCAGACCTTATTCAGGAACTCGCATGAAAATTTACGGTAAAGAGTTTCGCTTAATTAACGATGATACTGTGGAAGCAGTAGTAGAAGACCCTACGGGAGTAGTTAGAGCATGAGTGACAACTTAAATATAGAGACTGAATTTAAACCTGATGCGGCAGGTAATTTACAACCGCAATCAGAAGAAGATAAATTTTTTGGAGTAAAAACCGAAATAACTAAAGAAACTACCAATACAGATAATTTAGAGGTAGAAGTTGTAGATGATACTCCAGCAGAAGACAGACGACCACCAAAGGTCGAGACTCAAGAACCTGTTGCTGTGGATGATGATACAGTTGATGCAGAGATTACAGACTACAGCAAAAGAGCTGGCGACAGAATAAACAAACTTAAATACGAGTATCACGAAGAACGCAGAGCTAAAGAAAGTGCACAGAAACAAGCAGAAGAAGCTACAAAGCGTTTAAAAACTTTACTTACAGATAATCAAAGATTACAACAACTCGTCAGTCAAGGGTCGGAAGTATTGAATGAGCAAGCTGTGGCTAATGCTCAATTTGCAAAACAAAGTGCAACGGAAAAGTTTAAGAAAGCATACGATGATGGTGATGCAGAAGCTATGGCTGCTGCTCAAGCTGAACTAGCTAAAGCATCAGTTGCTGAAACAAGTGCACCGCAATACGCTCAAGCACTACAACAAAATGCAGTTATGCAACAACCTCAACCAGAAATACCAGAGGTTGATGTAGCTACTAAAGATTGGGTATCTAAGAACGCTTGGTTTATGGGAGATACCCCACAACATCAAGAAATGACTGCTTATGCTTTGTATAAAGATAAACAATTACAAGCTGGTGGTGTTGATCCAGCATCTCCTAGATACTATGAAGAAATAGATAATTCTATGAGACAAGAGTTTCCAGATTTTTATGGAGTACAACCACAAGATAATGTGCAAGTTGAAACTCCAGAGGAAAAACCACAACCCTCTAACGTTGTGGCACCTGTTACGAGAACAACAGGTAATCAAAATTCTCGCTCAGTACGATTGACTCAGACGCAAGTTAAGTTAGCACGACAACTTGGTATAACGCCTGAGCAATACGCAAAACAACTATTACAGGAGTCTTAATGACAGAAGATAATAAAGAGATCGAAAATACAGAAGATCAAGTGCGTACCGCTAGAACGGAAGATAACCGAGAGGTTACTCAACGAGTTGAAAGTTGGGAAAATCCTTCTAACCTACCGAGTCCTGATCCACAACCAGGTTGGGTTTTTCGTTACATTAGAACAAGTTTGCTGGGTAAAGCAGATAATCCTAATGTTTCTAAAAAATTCAGAGAAGGTTGGGAACCATGCAGATCAGAGGACCATCCTGAACTACACGTTCACATGATGGACTATAAATCTGAATGGGCGGATAAAGGACACATAGAGATAGGTGGACAGCTACTCTGCAAAATGCCTGCTGAGAAAGCCGCAGCTAGAGATGAACACTTTAGAAGCATGGCACAAACTCAAATGGATTCTGTAGATAATGCTTACTTTAAGGATCAAGACAACAGAATGGCTACCAAACAAGTATTTGAAAGAAAATCTAAAACTACATTTGGTAGAGATTCCTAGTCTTTAGTTTAACTTTTAATAATCGAGGTATTTTATGGCTTCATCAGCAACACCTATGGGTGCTGAACCTGTTGGGTCTTTAGTATCATGTGCTTACAACGCAAAGATTACTCACTACAAAATAGCTAACAATTTTGGTACAGCTATTTTTTACGGTGACTTTGTTAAGTGGGCAGATAACAACCCTAACACAACTATCCAAAAGGACACAGGAACTACTTCCTTGACTCCTATTGGAGTGTTTTTAGGTTGTGCGTATACTGACCCTACTACAGGACAATTTACAAACAGCTTACATTATCCAGCTTCTACGGCTGCGGATGATATAGTTGCGTATGTAGCTTCTGACCCTTTTCTAGTTATGCAAATGCAATCAGACGAATCTCTTAGTCAAGACGATCTTGGCAAGAATGTAGCTGTTGTGCAAACTGCAGGTTCAACTAGCATTGGCAGAAGCAGAAATGCGATTGACGGAAGTACAGCTAATACTACTAATACACTACCATTGAAGATCATTGACTTTGTTGATGGTCCTGATAGTGCTATTGGTGATGGCTTTACAGACGTTTTGGTGATGTTCAACGTTGGACATCAATTATTGAACACAACAGGTATAGGCTAAGGAGGGTAATATGGCAGCTATTTCAAGAGCGAATGAGCTTAAGCAGCTTCTTCCTGGTTTAAACGCTTTATTTGGTGAGGAGTACAACACTTACGAAAATGAGCATGAGCAAGTCTACGTAACAGAAAACTCTGAAAGAAGTTTCGAAGAAGAGTTGAAGTTATCAGGATTTGGTGCAGCTCCTGTGAAAGATGAAGGTTCAGCTATCAGTTACGATACAGCACAAGAATCTTTTGTAGCTCGTTATACTCACGAAACTATTGCAATGGGTTTTGCAGTAACTGAAGAAGCAATGGAGGATAACCTCTATGTTTCTTTATCTGCAAGATACACAAAAGCACTTGCTAGAGCTATGGCTTACACAAAGCAAGTGAAAGCAGCAGTTCCATTGAATAACGGGTTTACTAACTCTTTTCAATCTGGTGACGGAGTAAATTTATTTACTGCATCAGGTGATGGAGTGACAGGCGGTGACGGTCACCCACTCGTAAATGGTGGCAAAAACTCAAACAGACCTGCTACAGGAGCTGATTTGAATGAAACATCTTTAGAAGATGCAGTTATTCAAATTGGTAAATGGACAGATGAACGTGGTCTAAAAATTGCAGCTAGACCAAGAAAACTGATCGTTCCATCTGATCTGCAGTTTGTTGCTACAAGACTTCTCGAAT